GAAAAAAGAGGGATAAAATTTAAATTTGAAACTATGTTTTATCAAGATAAATTATTTACTGCATTACCAAATTTGCAGGGGTGGTTAACTCAGAATTTTACACAATTAAATAGATACGCGAGAATGAGTCATGGGAAGAAAGCGTAAATATTTTACAGATAAAGAAAAGAGAGATGCTCAACGACAATGGCAAATGGAACATTATGAGCGTAATAAGGAAGCTTTACGCAAAGTAGCAAGGGATAGGTATAGAAAGAAAAGACAAGAAGAAATATCTGAAGAACGTAGGAAGAAATTATATGGAGAGTAAATTGGTAAATGGAGATTCATTAGAAGTTTTAAAAGAATATGATGAAGATTCAGTAGATTTACTCTGTACGGATCCACCATACGGATATGGGTTTATGGGAAAGTCGTGGGATAAAACACTTCCACCAAAAGATATATTTCGAGAATGTTTTAGGGTATTGAAACCAGGTTCATTTGCATTCGTTATGTCTGCACCAAGAAGTGATGTACAATCCAGAATGGTACAGATGTTAGAGGAAGTTGGATTTGAAGTAGGTTACACACCAATTTATTGGGCATACGCAACAGGTTTCCCAAAGGCTATGAACATAGGAAAGGCCGTTGATAAGAGATTAGGTAAAGAACGAAAAGTAGTTGGAAAACATCCAGATCCACGACATAAGTATTTGAATACAGACATAAGAAGTGGAAATGCAGCAGGTGGTGGTCATACAAATGCGGCCAGAGAGAGTGGATTGATTACTGCACCAGCATCAGACGAAGCAAAGAAACTTGATGGTAGTTATGCAGGATACCAACCAAAACCAGCAGTAGAAGTCGTGATTGTGGCAATGAAACCATTAGACAAGAAAGGTTATGTAGACCAAGCACTTGATAATCAAAAGGGCGTAACATGGTTAGATGATGCCAGAATACCATTTGCAGGTATGAATGATAAAGAACAATTTGATAAAGATAATGTTGCTGCTATGATGAACTTTGATGGGAAATATGAAAAAGGTGAAGGTAAGATGTATGAAGGTGGATGGGAAAAACCAAATAGAGAAGGATTATCAAGAGGAACACATGCATCAAGAAAATCTAAAAGTGATACCTATGAACGAGTTTCAGCATGTGGAGATACAGAACAATCAGAAACCAAAGATGGTAGAAACCTATGGGGAAAGAAAGCCACTAAAAAAGTTAAAATAACAAAACGACAACCACGTACAGACCATAATGTATTTAAACAGAGTGGATTTAAGAGTGAAGATAATGATACAGCAGAAGCATCACCACTTGGTAGATTCGCCGCTAATCTATTAGTAAGTGATAATGTATTAGATACTGGTAAGAAAACCAAGTCAAGTGGTGGTAGAGCATATCAAAACACAAATGATATGTTTAGTGGTGGTTGGGCATATGATGAAGAAGGTACAGGTGAGAATCCAGGTAAAGGAGATGAGGGAGATTTTAGTAGGTATTATAGTTTAGACGAGTGGTGGAAAAGTAGAATAAGTAAATTACCAGATGAGGTTAAGAATACTTTTCCATTTTTCATTATTCCTAAAGCTAGTAAGAGTGAAAAGAATATGGGATTAGACAATGTTCAAGGTAAGTATTTAGATGAAAGCAGAAAGGTAGGAAGTCCTGGAGGAACTAATCCAAGAAATAGAGGAGCAGAAAGTAAGAGAAAAAACTTTCATCCAACGGTTAAACCAATTCAATTATTTAGTTATTTAATAATACTTGGAAGTAGAAAAAAAGATGTAGTCTTGGATCCATTTATGGGAAGTGGCACAACTCCAATTTCATGCGTAATTTCAGGAAGGAATTACATAGGTATAGAGAGAGAAGAAGAATATTTTGAGATAGCAGAATCGAGAGTAGAGAATGCAATCAATCCATCAAATTTAGTTAAACACGATTTCTTTTAATATGTCAGATACATTAATACAATTCGGACATTCATTTCAGAAAAAAATAATGGTTTTATTATTATTCAATAGACGTTTTTTACAAACTATTAGTGATATTATTTTACCAGAATATTTTGATTCAGATGCTGATAAGTGGTTAGTTAGGTCTATTAAGAAGTATTATGAAAAATATAAGGTAGAACCTACATTAGACGCAATAAAAATACAAATAGATGATATTTCATCTGATATGTTAAAAAAATCAGTTGTAGATAATTTAAGAGAAGCGTTTCAACATAGAGAAGCTCCAGATTTAGAATTTGTAGAAGAAAAAGTTTTAGAATTTTGTAAAAATCAAAACTTAAAAAGTGCAATTATGGAATCTGTAGATATGTTAGAAAGACATGATTATGATGGAATAAAAAATGTGATTGATGTCGCGATGAAAGCTGGTACTACAAAAGATTTAGGTCATGATTATGTAGAAGGATTAGAAGAACGATTAACAAAATCTACTAGAGAAACCACAGCTACAGGTTGGGAAATTATAGATGAAATTATGTCTGGTGGACTGGGTAAAGGTGAAATGGGAGTTTTAGTAGCACCAGCGGGAATTGGTAAAACTTGGATGTTACAGAGGATATCCTATCATGCGTTATGTATGGGAAAAAATGTTTTACATTATACATTAGAATTAAATCAATCTTATATCGGATTAAGATATGATACAATTTTTTCAGGAATACCAACTAGTGAAATAAAATATCAAAAGGAAGCAGTTAGAAAGGCATTGGAAAAGGCTAAAGGAAACTTGTTAATTAAATACTTTCCAACTAGGTCAGCATCAGTTCAAACATTAAGTGCACATATGAAACAAGTAGAACTGAGTGGGTTAAAACCAGATATTGTTATAGTTGATTACGCAGATATTATGAAAGACATTAGTGGTGGTAAAGAATTAAGACATAGATTAGGAAATATTTACGAAGATTTAAGAGGGCTTGCTGGTGAGATGGAAGTACCAATATGGACAGCATCACAAGCTAATCGCTCAGCACTTGAAGAAGAAGTTATTGGAGCAGAAAAAGTTGCAGAAGCTTATAGTAAGGTTATGACTGCAGATTTTGTGTTAAGTCTTAGTAGAAAGATTGAAGATAAGGCAGCAAATACAGCAAGAGCTCATGTTATTAAGAATAGATTTGGTATAGATGGTATAACATATCCATGTACTATGAATACACATACTGGGTTGATAAATGTTCATAGACCATCTTCTAAAATGGGAGTAGAGTCTTCTAAAAAAATGAGAAGTGCAGAGGATTTTTTACAACAAAGTGCTAGAAATGCTTATAGAGTATTAGGTCCTAATGGTAATAAAAGTAGTGAAGAAAAAACTTCTGATAAAAACTTAGATGGTTTTGAATAATATTGTAAAATTCACAATTATATTTTAATATATATCGTACTTATTATTGGCGGTAGGTAAAATATTTTTTGATTTTAAAGGAAATTATTTTCCCTACTTTTTTATTGGGGAATATGTCTTGGGAAGAAATAAAATATATATCACTAAAAAAGATCAATTAGAAGCCAGAAGATCAAGACAGAGAAGGTATTATTGGAAACATAGGGAGTCTATTCTTGAAAAAAAGAAGAAGGCTTATTGGTTAAAGAAATATAAAGGCTACGAGGAGTTGTAATTAAATGGAAAAGTTTAAGTTGTCGGAAAATTTTATTAATAAATATAAAAGAAAAAAGCCCCCTTTTGGTTTTAACGGTTTAGGAGAATTGGTTTATATGAGAACTTATTCTCGGATTAAAAAAGATGGAAAAAACGAAAGATGGTGGGAAACTATCCAGAGGGTTGTAGAAGGTACTTATTCAATGCAAATGAGTTGGATTAATCAACATCAACTTGGTTGGAATCCATGGCAAGCTCAAAAGTCAGCACAAGAGATGTATGATAGAATATTTAATATGAAATTCTTACCACCTGGTCGAGGTCTTTGGGCTATGGGAACTGCTATAACAGAAAAAAAGAATCTTTATGCTGCTCTTAATAACTGTGCATTCGTATCTACTAAAACACTAAAAGAAGATTACTCAAAACCATTCTGTTTCTTAATGGATGCTAGTATGTTAGGTGTTGGTGTAGGTTTTGATGTAAAAGGTACTGATGAAATTATAGTTAAAGGAGTTAATGTTGGTAGAGGAAAAGAAGTATTTATAATTCCAGATACACGAGAAGGTTGGGTTGAATCATTAAGGTTATTGTTAGAAAGTTATTTTCACGGAACTGCACCAATAGAGTTTGATTATTCAAAAATAAGACCAGCAGGAAAACCAATTAAAGGTTTTGGTGGGGTTTCTAGTGGACATGAACCATTAGAAGAAGTTCATGAAAGTATAAGAAAAGTTTTAGATAATAATTCAGGAGAACCAATTTCAACTACTACTATTGTAGATATTATGAATCTTATTGGAAAATGTGTTGTAGCAGGTAATGTTAGAAGAACAGCAGAGATTGTATTCGGTGATCCAGAATCAGAGGAATATTTAGATTTAAAAAATTATAAAGTAAATCCACATAGAGATCAATATGGTTGGACTTCAAACAATTCAGTATTTGCTGAATTAGGTATGGATTACTCGGATATATGTAAAAGAATTATAGACAACGGAGAACCTGGATTAGCTTGGTTAGAAAATATGAGGTCACATTCCCGCATGAAAAATGGGGCAGATAATAAAGACCATAGAGTTGCAGGCGGAAATCCTTGTTTAGAACAATCGTTGGAAAGTTATGAGTTGTGTTGTTTAGTAGAAACATTTCCAAACAATCACGATTCATTTGAAGATTATCAAAGAACACTTAAGTATGCTTACTTGTATGCAAAAACGGTTACATTAGGCAAAACACACTGGTCGGATACTAATAGGGTTATGTTAAGAAACCGTAGAATCGGTTGCTCAGTCAGTGGCGTTGCACAATTTATCACTAGACACGGAATGGAAGAATTAAGAAATTGGCTAGAGAAGGGATACAAGACTATACAAGATTGGGATTGTATTTATTCTGATTGGTTTGCTATACCGAAATCAATCAAAACTACTTCAGTTAAACCAAGTGGCACAGTCTCCCTTTTGGCTGGAGCTACTCCAGGTTTACATTATCCTGAAAGTCGTTTCTATATTCGAAGAATAAGATTATCAAAACAGTCTGATTTGATAGAACCTTTAAAGAGAGCTGGATATAAATTAGAGCCAGCTTTTGGTTCTGAAGATTCAACTATGGTTGTAGAAATTCCTGTTGATGTGGGTGAGGGGATTAGAACAGCTAAAGAATTGTCTATTTGGGAACAATTCAGTTTAGCTGCATTTATGCAACGCCACTGGGCTGACAATCAAGTAAGTTGTACAGCTACGTTTGATCCAGAGGTTGAGGGAGATCAATTATCACATGTTCTTAATTACTATCAGTATTATTTAAAAGGTATATCATTATTACCAAGAGCAAATGGTGGTGCTTATAGACAAATGCCATATGAATCTATTGATGAAAAAACATATCACTCTGAAATTGGAAAACTTAGTAGACTTACTTTTGGAGTAATTAAAAATGAAGAGGCAGAAATAGATAAATTTTGTAACAATGATGTTTGTGATATACCAGGAGAGGAAATTTATGAAGCATAAATTAGAATACATTTGGTTGGATGGTGGAGAACCAACACCTCAGTTAAGAAGTAAAACTAAAATAGTAGATGGAGAAGGTATTGAAGATGGTGAGGCGCCAATATGGGGTTTTGATGGTTCATCTACTAATCAAGCAGAAGGACATAGTTCTGACTGTGTTTTAAAACCAATTAGAGTGTATAGAAATCCATTAGAAGCAGCTAGTTCTTTGGTATTATGTGAAGTATGGAATGTAGATGATACACCACATAAAACAAATACAAGAAACAAGTTAGTTGGGTTATTAGAAGGATTAGATGATGACCCAGAAGAATGGGTAGGATTTGAACAAGAATATACTTTATATGAAGATGGTAAACCATACGGATGGCCTATGGATGGACAGCCAGCTCCACAGGGGGATTACTATTGTGGTAGAAATGCTGGTGAAGATATTATGAAAGAGCATACTGATGTTTGTGTTGAAGCAGGTGTTAGCATTGTTGGAACAAACGCCGAAGTGATGTTAGGTCAATGGGAATATCAGATTGGTGCAGGTGGTTCACTTCTTATGAGTGATGATTTATGGGTAGCTCGTTGGTTACTGGAAAAAGTTTGTGATAAATATGGAGTATCAGTTTCATTGGATCCAAAACCAATAGAAGGTGATTGGAATGGAGCAGGTTGTCATACTAATTTCTCTACCAAGTATACGAGAGGACACGGGGGAGATGAATTTATATTTAAAGCCTGTATGGATTTAGATAAGGTTCATAAAGAACATATGGCAGAGTATGGTGAAGGAAACGAAAGACGATTAACTGGATTACATGAAACTCAAGCTATAGATACATTTAGTTGGGGAGTTTCAGATAGAGGAGCATCAATTCGTATTCCGTGGCAAGTAGACAAAGATAAATGTGGTTATTTAGAAGATAGACGACCTTCATCAAATTGTGATCCATATAAGGTAAGTAAAAAATTAGTAGAAACGATTTGTGCATAAAAAACGCTTGACTCGTATAAGGTTTTTTC